GAAGTCATCCATATCGCCTGTATATCTTTTATGCTCTACTCCATCAATTAGATTAGATTCCATCTTAAGCATCTGACCTAAAGCATCTGTAACACTTATCTGCTCTGCTCCATTGATTTCATCAATCTCTATTGAAGCTCCTTTAGGACTCTTATATACTATCTTTCGTGTTGGTTCACTTCTACGAGCATCTACAGGTACCTCATTCACACCTTTTGTACTCTGCCATATTCCCTGCCCATCTTCTGAACCATAAGTTTTTGGTTTAGTTGAACCCGAACCAAAGCTAGAACCAATGTACACAGGTTTTTCTGAGTCAGAATCCTCAAATATAACGAATACATATTCCCCTACCTCAGGTACTATGAATGTTCCATAACCATAACCAGCTGATAGCATTGAAGGATACGCCCATGGCAGATTTTTACTTGATATACCAGATGAAGGAAATCCATGTATCATAGGAACCCTTATCTGAACTCTACCAATCTTTAGAGGATCCATATTATTTTCAACTCTAGCTCTATAAATTCCCTTTAAATCAGAAGAACTTCCAAGACTTCCGTTATACTCTGAGATAAACTGTGCCATACTAACCACCTCTCACATTTAATTTTCTTAATTAAGATGTACTAGAAGATGTACTACTGTCTAATCCATCTACATAAGCCTCTGCATTTGATGTAGAAGAACCTACTTTTAATAACGTCAAAGTCGTGGTAAATGTCCCTCCTGATATGGAATCATCTGCTGACTTAATATAGTAGATACCAGAAGTATGGTGCAAATATCCATACTTCGTATATACAGCTACATAGCAATAAGAGCCTACTTTAACAGTAGGGTCACCTAAAATCTCTAGAGTAGCTCCATACTGAACCTTAGAATATAATGACCACATGCTTTGAGACTTAGCTTTCAAACTCTTTGCTGATGACGAGGACATTCCCATAATCTTGCCTGCAACCTTGTCAATGTTCTTACTACTGCTAGAACATTGAATCATCTCATTTTTAACTGTATCTACTGAGTAGGAGGAATTCACCCTAACATCTTCAACGCATATTCCTTGGAACTCGAAGGTGAAACTAATAACATTAGAGTTCTTTTGACCGGAATAGTACTCATACTTCTTAGTGATAATGATAGGACGAGCTACTGCTGTTGATACTGATGAACCATCTGATGAGGTAGTTCCAGAATCAGAGGTACCTGTTCCTCCAGCAGCGTCAGATATAGTATCAAATACTATTTTATTTAAAGTATCATTATAATGTACTCCTTCAGAGTCTGTAGAAGAATCATTTACTTGATCTTTTATCTTAGAGTATACATCTATATAGTTATTTGGGAAATTTGATTGTAAAGTAGAGTTGAATGCCTCTATATCAGAGTTTTTTGCATACTCTGATTTTGAATCACATACAGGATTTACAGATACCACTAAAAACTTCACATTAGAGTAACTTGACATCAAAGACTTATATGCAGATACATAATTACTCTTATTATGAAGGTCATTTACTCCCATAGCCAGTATAACTACTTCACCAGATGCGTTTTTTAACTCTGATTTTAATTTAGGAACTGCTGTATTTGTAAACCATGAATACCCTGCTCCCACCTTACATATAAAAGTATCGTTACTCGAAGCCATACTTTTTATAGCATCAAATCTAGAATCTCCTACCCAATATTTTGTGGTAACTGTAGATGTACTTCCAGAAGTAGAACCTTCTACATCTAACTCTGCATATCCGTATCTTACGCCCCAAGCATTTGCTTCCTTCTTATTAGCTGTCAATATATCAAAGCAATATGTACCATCACTATTTACATTGATAGCTCCCCCTCTATCTCTTACAAGGTATACTCCTCCATCACGACTCGTCCCTGTTCCTGATATCTTTATTTTTGAATTTATAGCACATTCTTTGGGAGCTGCTACTACGTTGGTACCATTGTTAAGGTATGTACTTAAAAGCACTCCTTGACAATCATAATACCCTCCTTCAACTCCCTCATTGCTAGGATAATATGCTGTAAATTTTGCCTTTACTTTTTCACCCACATTAACTCCTCCAAATTAACTTCCATACCTCAAATATCCATCCCAATTTGAACTATTGCTATAATCTCCTATGCTAATCTCATTTCCTTGACTATCCCCATCTTTACCATCATAGTTAGAATGAGCTCCTACCTTTTGTCCTCCTCCTATATAAAGTTCTACATGAGAATTTTCATTAAGTAGAATATCTCCTCTCTGTAAATCACTCACACTGAATGGAGCAGGATGCCATACAAACCCTATTGCAGTATATACACTTCTCATAGAACCTGTAGCAACTATACTTACATTAAATCCTGCGTGTTTAAATGCCCATCCTACAAAAGAAGAACAATCATATTGTGACCCTTCTGTACCATGACTTGCACCATATACATATCCATGAGTATCATCATTAGCTGTCTTAATCGCCCACAATACAGCATTTTCTACATCAGCATTAGAAGCAACTCCAGCTCCTCCGGTTGTATCTCCAGAATTTGATGAACCCGAAGATGTGCTGTCTAATCCATCTACATAAGCTTCTACATTAGATACACTTGTACCTACCTTTAGCAAGGTTAGGGTTGTAATAAATGTACCTCCTGATATAGAATCATCAGCAGATTTTATGTAATATATCCCTGATGTATGATGAGGTAATCCATATTTTGTATACACCATAACATAACAATAAGAGCCTACCTTTACTGTAGGATCTCCTAATATTTCAAGAGTTGCACCATACTTCATAGATGAGTACATAGACCACATACTAAATGCCTTAGATTCTAACCTCTTAAATGATGAAGAAGATAATCCCATAATCTTCCCAGATGCCTTCTCTGAATTATAAGAGTTATCTATTGAACACTCTATCATTTCATTCTTTACAGTATCTACTGAATATGCTGACTTAACAGTAGAATCACTTACACACATACCCTGATACTCTGGTGTGAAACTAATAACATTAGAGTTCTTTTGACCGGAATAGTACTCATACTTCTTAGTGATAATGATAGGACGAGCTACTGCTGTTGATACTGATGAACCATCTGATGAGGTAGTTCCAGAATCAGAGGTACCTGTATCTGCATAACTCGAATCAGAGAAGTAACTTCCCTGATTGATAACTTTCAAAACACATCCATTACTTTTAGGATTATCGTGATTCTTCCAGTTTACGACCCATTCTACCATACACTGACCATTTTCATGACCCCACTTATTTGCTGGATTAGAATCCCATGCAGTGACTTTCTGAGACTTCTCATCAGCAAGGATTCCATAGATAATCCTTCCATCTTCCATATATACATCTACATAATCACCTATCTCGCCGAATGTAGACGTCATGGCTAGTGTATATCTGTTTCCTATCTTTCCGTACCCATCAGCATCATAGTTCTTACCAGCAGCTTTAATAAGCTTACCTTGCTGAGTGTCCATATTGGTGATAGTATTCCAGTTCATATAAGTATAATATTTTCCTAAACCACTAGGTACCTCCACTGTAAATGACATATACTATCACCTCTTAATTACTCTTGGTTTTTGTTACTGATGTATCGCTTGTACTTGTTTCTTTATTCTGAGACAACATAGCATCTATAGCTGTGTTAGATGTAGGGAAGAAATAAGCAGTTTTTCCATCTAAGAAGAATCTATATCCCACATCACCAGATACAGCTGATGTAGCCTCCTCACACAATTTATATAGTATAAACATGCCAGAACTCATTGACTCTCGTCTAAATGTTTTAAGAGTAGTTCCATCATTATCATAGCATGACTCCGTTTCCTCTATATAACCTATCTCCCAACCCTCATCCTCACAAATCTTTTTCACAATTTCAGAAGGCTTTCCTTGATATGTATCTGCATCATATTCTTCAGTTTTTACATTTCCTACAGCAGAGCTGTAATCTTGAGTAGTACCACTTAGGGTTAAGGTTAGACCTATTCCCTCAAAGGATAACCCATATTTTGCAACCTGACCTGTTAATTCTGAGGTCATATATCTTTCTTCTCCACCTAAACTATATCCATATTTAATGGTTATAATAATGTTTCCTCCATCATTTAAAGCACTTGCAATCTTCTCCTCAACTTCTACAGCGGTATCATCATATAGGGTAATATCAAACTTTGAACCAGCTTGAGACGTTTCTGCATAATAGGTTGTCCTATGATATGTGAAGTCTATTACAGTATCAGAAAAATCATCATCAAAAGACGATATACAAAAATCTCCTATAGATAGCTCTACAAAAGGAAATATAGGCTGCATACCCATAATATTAGGGTTAGGCTCTATCTCTACTACAGGTGCTTCTACTGTTAATGTAGCACTGGAGCTACCTGTAGAATCACCAGTCGATGTAGATACCACGTTATCTGTACCATCAGTAGAAGTATCTACTGCTGATATGGAACCCCCATTTAATACAGAAGCTACGTCCTTCCTGAAACCGTCCATGGTGTAGGATAAACCTAATCCCTTCCATAAATGTTCAGGGTCTCCATGGTCTGAAGCAATCCCCCTAGAGTGACCCTCTTTGTGAGATATAATGACTCCATCTGATGTAGGATTTAGGCTATAAGTCTTACATAAACTTGCAAACAATTCTACAGCAGCTTCATAAGTTCTTTTTGCTACTGCTCTAGCTTCTGTAAGGTTAGATGTGGTAAATGTAGAACCCCCTGTATATTTAATACAAGAAGGTTCGCACATCTCTACTCCTATATGTGTGTTATTTCCACTTCCGTTACCCCCAGACCCACAATGCCATGCTCTATAATTCCATGGAAGTATCTGGAGAACATTTCCACTATTACCATCAATGAAAGCATGAACACATACTGAAACAGATGACGTATCCCAGCTGTTCCTAAATACAGTTGCAGTAGGTTGTGCACATCCAACTGAATGAAGCATCAATCCCTTAACTGTGATAGTCTGAGCGTTCTTATAGCATCTATTATTCGTTACGAAATTCTTTGTGATATTTACAGCCATGTTTCATCCTCCAAAGTATCTGCTAAAATTCCACCTGAACTAAAGAGGTCTGATCTATTAGGAATCCTTAATATAACTCCTGCCTCAACTTTCATAGGGTTAGCTATATTATTGATTGAAGCTAACACCCACCATAAAAAAGGAGTGTTATAGAACTTATAAGATATCAAATCCAATCTGTTTTCATATCCCTGTTCCACAGCATAGAAGACATCATTATCTGATTCCCTAATCTTAAACTTTCTAGGAGTTTCTATGTAGGTTTTACCATCAGCATCTGTCAATCTATACAAGTCTCTATATCTTGATAACTTCTGATAAGATGAGGCATTTATCTTATATTTACTCTTGATATCTGTAGGTTCTCCCCTCATATAATTCACCCTCCCTACTTAAAATGATTTTGCTGTAGGTATAGAACTCCGTCTTAATTCTGTAAAATCAAGAGATATATCCACCTTAGAATAATGATTAGCATCACTCAAAATAGGTCCTCCACAAGATAGAGATACATTATTTATTACAGCCGTCATATTACTTACCATTCCACCAAAATGAACTAAACAATAAGGTGGAATTACAATACTTCCAGAATACTTAGGATATACTAATCCTTTTAGGAATTTTACTACCTTCATCATATTGTCGCATATATCGTCCTGCAAGGTTATCGAATAAGATACAGACCTTGCTTCATTTCCGGCATATCCTATATAGGGTGCTGACCTACCTCTAATATCTGTCGTCTCCCATGACGCTGCATAGGTCTCTGATACATCTTCCGGAAGAGTTTTAAATATAACTTTTTCATCAGTAATTAGATTTATAATATAGTGTGAAATCAGAGCTGCATCAGAAGAAGTTTCAATATCTGCCATAATCCTCAACTCTCCTCTCTTTATTGATAAAGGGTTCAGTATAAAAACTGAACCCTGTTGTTATTTTAATTAAAATGAGTATGCCATATCTACATCTTCAGATGTAATTGTTTTTCTAGTCCTACCAGAACTAGATGCTATCTTGTCAAGCTTAGCCTCGAGACGAGATACTGCCCATTTCAAAGTTTCTACCACATCAGAATTATCTGAACCAGACTCTGATGATAGTGGTACGGATACTGTAGTATTGTTCAAAGGATTCACATCTGCTGGTACAATCATCTCACCCTCATGAACCAAGGCGACTTGGTCATTAGGAATCCATGGAGTACCCACGTCGTAAGAACCTCCATAATTACTAAAGTACTGCTTAGCACTATTTCCTCTGTTTACAGCTTCTGCATACTTATTTGCTGGTATTTCAAAATCTGTGCACCATTTATAAGCTGCATCATAAGCTCCCTGTGCTGTATTATCAACTGATTTTAGAGTACTATATACACCTGGGTAACTATTCTTAAGCTCATACTCAAGATATTTTAACTGGCCATCAAGGGTGGTAGAATCAAGGTTATTCTTAGAGCAGTAATTCTTCAAATTCGTCCATCTACCATTATGCCACTGACATATACCATAGCTTGTTCCGTTATCCCCTAAAGCATTAGGATTAAAAGAACTTTCCTGCTTAATGTTACCTAGTACACCACATGCAGCTGCCTTATTCAATCCCATTGTACCTGTAAGATACTTATAGATTGAACTCTCATTAGCAGAGGCATTTGTTGATGTGGCAGTTGCATCTAATGAGGAACTTCCTGCGTTATTAGATGAACCACCTGTGCTTATGGTAGTTGTTCCCTGTGCTGCTGTTGTATAGGAATTACTTGAAGAGCTTAAACCTAAAGCACTTGATATCCTTGATATAAGACTATTGCTACTGCTTGAACTCTTTCCAAAAATACCATTCTTCTTAACAGAGTCCACAAAGGATTGAGTAGTAGATACATCAAGGTTCGTCTGCTCTTTCCATAAAGAGAACCACTCTTGTTCTGTATTTGAAGATGTCTTAATAGAATCTTTTAAGCTATTTTTCTTACCACTCATTTCATCTGACATGAATCCAGTTAAACCAGAGGACATAGATGATAGATAAGAATTTGTAGTAGTCAACTCAAAGTCTTCACCTGTATTGGTTAGAACACTCTTTAATACATCAATACCACCATCAGCTGATGCTCTTACAACATCTGCTTGGTCTGATGTTAAGATTGCCTCTCCCTGATGTAGATATGCAAGACCATCATTAGGAACCTCACTTAATCCATTAGCAAAAGGATTTATCCAATCAACAAAGCTACTAACTCCGCTTGCAATTCCGTTTGCTGCCCAAGATATACCATCCCCAGCAGCACTGATAACATCACTGCCTACTGCCTTAGCTCCATCATATAAATCCGCAGCAGTATTAAGAACTCCTCCGACAAATCCACCACTTCTAGATTCCCATCTATCGTCATCACTGTCTGTATCAGATGAACTTGAAGCACCTGTACCATTTTCAGCAATTACTTTCAGATAAGCTAGCATATAATCTAATCTATCTAGAACAGGATCACCTGTCAAAGAATCCTGTATTCCAGATAAATCTACACTTGTGGTATCAGAATCAGATCCAAATAGGAAATCCCCTATTCCTCCTAAGGCATTACCTACACCATCGCCTAGACCTGAAAGCGTTCCACCTAATGCTGAACCTATACCTTCACCAACACCAGAAGCTGCATTTCCTACACCTGTACCAATCCCTTCAGCTAAAGCTCCTACACCTTCTGCTAAAGCACCAGCTCCCTCTAATAAGGAACCTCCAGCTTCTAATAGAGTAGCACTGGCTTCTGAAAAAGTAGTAACTCCTTCCTGAAAACCTGTCCACACATCACCCGCTGTATCTTTTACTTCACCCCAGATTCCTGAGGCGGTCTCCTGCACACCTTCCCAAATGCTAGATGCTGTATTCTTAACACTTGTCCATATAGACTTGCCTGCATTTTTGATGCCATCCCAAGCCTTGGTTGCAACATTTGTTATGCCGTTCCAAGCTTTGCTTGCTATTCCCTTGACACCCTTTATAACAGACTTAGCTACACCACCTGCACCAGAGAATACTGCACTAATACTTCCACCAATCTTAGCTGGAAGTCCTTTATCAGGATCTGCCCATACTTCTGCAATCTGGTCTTTTGTATCAGTAATAGCATCCCAAGAACCTGTTAGAACTCCTCCAAGTTCCTGACCTACCGGACCTAATTCCTGTAGGACTCCATTTACTGCTTCTACTCCTGCACCTACTGTATTGAAAGCCTCACTTGCACAATCCTTTGCAAAATCCCATGTAGCTTGAGCTGCCTTAGCAATTCTCTCACCACCGATAAGACCTGTAACTGCTCCAATACCACCACCTACAGCAGCACCTATTGCAGTACCAAGACCAGGTATGATAGAACCTACAGCAGCACCAAGAGCCGCACCTTTTAAAGCATTTCCCCCTGTGTTCTTAGCTACATCTAACGCACTTCCTTCACCTACTCCGGCACCTGTACCACCTATAGCACCGCCTATGGTAGATGTTATCTTTCCTGATGTAAGATTTCCTTCATCACCTAACCACTCATTAGATTTCTTATATCCACCTACAGCATCTTTTAGGGTTAATCCTGCACCTGCAAGACCTAAAGCGGCTGTTCCAGCTAATGCAAGACCTCCAGTTTCTAGGGCTGTACCAGCCATCATACTAGAACCAGCACTAGATAGAGATGCACCTAATCCAGATAATATAGAACTCCCACCAGCTGCACCACTAGCTGCTGCACCTTCTGCAAGAGTACTTCCAGCACTAGCTGCTGTACTAGCAGCAGTACTAGCAGCACTTCCTGCCTCTGCCGCTGCTGAACCCCCTGTAAACAATCCTTTAACAGTTGATAGGATTCCCCCAGAAGCACTGGCTCCTTTGAAGAACTTAACTACTGCTGAACCACCTTTTATAAGGGTAGAACCTACAATAGCTGCATTAGCTGCATCAGCTAAGGATATATCTAATGTATCAGTTATCTTTGAAAAGAATGTAACAACTGGATTAGAAGATAAAGAGTTCTTTAAATCCTGAATAGCTGTAACTGTCTCATTAGCACTCTCTGTCATTAAATCCAATGTAGCATCACTTTCAGAAGCATTTAGAGAATCATCTAACGTATCAACGATATTATTGTAATCACTGATTAGTGAATCTGCTCCTGCTATATCTTTAAGCTGATATACATAATCGAAGCCTAACTCTTCTTTCCACATATTCAGCTCATAGTCATTCATGCTGGATAACTTATCCTGAAATGTCTCTAACATACTTCCCAACAAATCAGGGTCTTGCAAAGATTCCTCTAACTGACTGACGCTCATCCCTAACATATTAGAGAACTGAAGTGCTTGGTCATTTTCCATTAACTCTGGTAGGGTTAGCTTCTGCCAAGACTGAAGCATATCTACCATAGTATCTACACCTTCATTAGCCTCATTTTCAGACAATGCCTCTAATGCTGCTAGAGAGTTCACCATCTTAGTAGACTTTTTAGAGTCTTTATAGGATAGTCCATAGATAGCATCCATGTTCTCGTTGATTGCTGTTAGGATAGTATCAGCATGAACATACAAATCCTCATTATCCTCTAAGGTTATAGCCAGGTTACTGATATTTCTCAAGAACTTTCCATTCTTACCCATAGCCATATCCTTCCACATGATGTTACTCATTTCATCTTTTGAAATACCTAAAACCTCAGCAGACGCCATAGTCTGAGCATAATTGACTACCTCATTCATCTTCTTCATGCCGAAGTCTTTGATAATATTAGATACTGTCTCACTAGCCTGTGACCTATTGATAGCTCCTATAGTATCATTCAAGCTGTCTACACTTTCCTGAAAAGCTGATTCATCAAAAGAATCACCTGTCCTAGAGCGTACCTGACGCAGATTCTCAAAATAGGAATCTACACTTTCCTCAAGACTCTGAGTGATAGCATCTATGTTTAGTGCTGTACCTAAATCCCTTAACTCATCTGAAATTCGATTTATCTTATCCGAGAAAGATTCTGTGAGCTCATCAAAATCATCTTCTAACCCATCAAACCTTTTCTGCATTTCCTTGTCAATCTTATCCATGCCTTGCTTAGAAGCACTATACAGATTCTGAAATGTCTGCTTCTCTGTCTTAGTCATATACTGACTGTAAAGAGCATAACTACGCTTCATAGCATCTAACTGTTCTTTCATCTTCTGCTGTCTGTTTTCCATATCTGAACGAACAGACTCACGTCCAGCCTCTGTAGAAGCTTTATAAAAATTAGTCAACATTTCCTGCTGTCTATCAAGCATAGTCGAGAAATTTCGCTCATTACGATTCATCTGATTGACCATAGCACGAGCGTTCATTTCATCAAGCTGTTTCAACTGCTCTTCAAAAGAAGTAGAAGTAGAATCATCTCTACGAGCCATATTATCTTCCTCCTTTCTTTCAAATTTTCAGATATTATATATTATAGGAATTATCGGTGCTTACGCCAGCTTCCTGATTTTCTCTTTGCCTCAGCTGCCTTTATAGCTTCTTCTCGAGCTTTTTTCTCTGCTTCTACCTGTTCTACAAGTATTCTATACATAGTATGACGCTCCAGAACCGTCATACTGTCTGAAGCATCATACTCAATCTTTCCATGATAGGCTAACTGGAACTGCTCTTTCATGATTGCATTAAAATTAGCCCACTTAAATTCTGATATCTTTTTATTCTCACTGTTAGAATTATACTCACTCAACTGTGGGACGAAAAAACTCTGAAGTGATAGGCATTGGGAAATCGAATTCCTCGCCACATCCAAGACAAGATACAGTGGTAGTGGTATCAATACCTACACGAATCTTGTTAAGGTCAGACCACATCTTCATAGAATCCTTACTTCTCATATTGTCTACATACTCACGAGCATCATTGAAATCTACAGCCTCACCATTGATAGCAGTGATGTATCTAGCCATACGACATACATACTCTACCTCTCTTAAAGGTAGGTTATACTGCTTTGCAAATTTCTTTGCAAATCTGTCAATAAATTCAGAGTCCTCATTTCTAAGAATCTTCAAATCTAATTTATCTCCACTTACAGGAAGAGTGACCTTGATAGGCTCTTCAAAATTCTCTGGAAGATAATCTACATCAAAATCACCTAAATTGATGGTATATGTTTCTGTTCTTCCACAATGAGGGCAAGTAGCGGTTACCTTATACTCTGGACCATAGGTGATAATTCTCAACTGCACGATAAGATACATCTCATCAGCTGCGATAAGCTGACTTACATCAATCTCTTCAGGTGCTACAATACAATTCTTAAGAATCTTCTGAAACACATTACCACCTGTAGAAGCATATAGAATCTTCTCTTCCTTGGTTGTCATACCCCTCATAGAAATCTCTGCTGGAATCCCTTTTTCCTTATATAGGATTCCTCTTGAAGGTAAAGTTACTGTGGATTCATAATCCATCTTTTTTGCATTAGCCATAAAAATAAATCCTCCTTTAGACTTAATATAATAGTGAAATTGCTTCCTAAATCTATATATTATTTGAGACACCTGATTTCATAACAGGCGGATATTTTTGAAAATAAAAAAGAGGCATGAATAAATTCATGCCTCTGAAATCCATCATGATTAGAATATCCTTAATCGGTTGTGTATACCTTAGTATTCTTTGTATCAGATCTAACAAGAACTGCATTATCTACTGACAAGTTCATGGTAATTGACTTAGCATCACTACCATCATAGTTCATTTCTCCAAGGTCAAGAGATGTAGGCCAAACACCTTTTAACTGCCACTTACGAAGTACCTCTCCGTTAGGACCATACTGTACGATTGTAGCAGACTTCTTATAGTTCTTAGCCCAGCCGACCTTACCTGTTTCTGTATTGTATACCTTCTGTCTCCACTTCCAAAGAATCTGCTCAATGTCAGGTTCGATAAAGTCCTTAACAGTTACAGAAACATCATCTACATTAGCCTGACCTGCAACCTTAACCTTTGAGTTACCATAGGCAAGTTCTATTGGGTCATTGGATACCGTCGGTAATCCAGTACTGCTACAAGCTAACTCGATGTAGCTGTTAGAATCAATCGTGGAATCGAAAATGATTCTAAAGTTGTTTGTTCTCTGAACTTCATAGGTAGAAGCAGTAGACATAAACATTGCGTTTAACTGTGACATAATTTAACTCCTCCTTCCCTAATTATTCATCAAAGGTTGCCGTATAAGGCATGATGTTGAATGTCAATGGAATAAACTCTGCTGTCTTAGTAGGCTTAATGCTTACCGATGCAGGCATCTGATTGTTCTCCACTTCATTATCTGTAGGCTGTATCTCAATCTTATAATCATATATACCACCCTGAGTACGAATATCACTCAAGATAGGGTCAACCATTGTAGTCCATCTTTCCCAGGTAGATTCTACGTTCTGCTCGAATACATAGTATCTTGTAGAAAGCTCAATGGTCTTTTTCAGGTAGTTCATAAGACGTCTTACATTTACTCTGTCGAGAGATGAAGGCTTTCTCTGCATTGTCTTCTGACCCCAGATGGTAATACCACTGCTCAAGAAGTTTACGATAGGGTTTACTACATTACGGTTTCCATATACAGCATCTCTCTCACCCTTAGTAGGATTCAACTCTAATCCGATAGGCTTAGACATTGTACCTCTATCAAGACCTGCTGGTGCTGTCCAAGGATGACCTACTTCATCATTATAAGCGTACTGAGCTGCTACATAACCTGAAGGTG